TACTCAGCAGACAACGAGAACTGGGAGTCTGCACCTGAAGGTGTGAAGATTGCATACCTATCAGACACATTCGCTCAAGCCAAACAAGCCATGCTTGGTCTAACCAACAAGCCAGGGGCTTCATGTCCCGAACAACTCAAGCGCATCCCACTCATCTCCGAAAAGGGTGGAGCCTGTGCGGTATGCCGTCTATGTATAGACGGTAAGTCCGACATTCGATTCAGCATCTCAAAGAGATAGGAGCAAACATGGAACCATCATTCATGATAGCGCAGGTAGAAACTACGCTATCCAATTACGTCAATCATCACCGCCGTCCAGGTATGCAAGACCTTGCTATCTGGCAATCACTTGAGCCATTGTATTCACGACCAGAGGAATACGACATAGTCGTAACTTCCACACGTGAAGAAGCCTTCGACCGCATGGTCAAGGACAACTGGTTCGTGAACATGGGCGACCACTTCTTCGGTATCGACTATGAAACTACCGACGAACTGGTTCTCGAATACCTCATCGACAACAAACTTGCTACTCGTGTGGACGAGGATGACGCAGATGATTCTTTATAGCACATCAAAGATGTGCTTATTAGTAGCCAACCCTAACCGAAAGGAGCAACACCAATGACAATGATAGACCCAGCAGTAACCGTTGACGAGTCACCTAAAGTAACAGTCGACACAATCAAGGAGCAGGTATCAACACTCGAAGCACAAGTCAACACTCTCCGCGACACAGTCGCAAGAGAGCGTCAATCTGTACGTAATCTATACACACAACTCAACGACACCATTCAAGAGAATGAGTCGGATGATAGTGACACCATCACCTACGGTGAACTAAGCGACATACTCGCATCTGTATTCGGCAACAAACTCTCCTTCTTGGAAGAGTACGAAGCAGAGATTGAGTTCGTTGTTCGTGCAGTTGCCAAGTTCAAGGCAACCGATAGCGAGGCAGCGCGTGAGATTGCAGACTCAGTCGAACTAAGCGTCGACGAGGATGACATCTCATGGAACGGCGATGGCAATGATGAGATATCCGAAATCTATGTGGACTCAACACGAGTTCGCTCATGCAGTGAACAGTAGAAAGGAACACACATGACAGACACAATCGTATCCACCCCCAAGAGGGGTGACCTTTGCGCCAACGGTGCAACCATTCTCGATATCAAGAAAACCATAGGCGATGGATGGATAGTCCTTTGCCTGTACCCACAGTCCAAGTACCACCCATTCGTGACATGGTGGGCGTACTGGTCACAGACAGGCGAGCTAGCCTGCAGCATGGGTCATTATCATGACCAACTCTCCCAAGCAATTGTTGACTTTGACAAACGCTCGTGAGATACTCTCTCCCAACCAACCATCAAACGAAAGGAAACAAATGACAACCACACGCAGAATGTCAGCAAGTATTGCTGGCTCAGCAGTAACCGCAACATCCGCACAAGATGCAGCCAAGCAAGCAGGTCTTGACTGGCACGTATCTCTCGCTGAACTTGAGGCTATCTCAGTCAACGATGACGGAGTCAGTAGACTCCCTGTCCCATCCACGTTCGGCACTGTACGTACCGACAAGGATGGCAAGCAGTCAGTGCTAGGCACTGTCGGTACACGATACAAGGTGTTCCAGAATGGAGAGATGTTCTCCGCACTAGATGCACTGGTTGATTCAGGCGAGGCACGCTATGCCAACGCAGGTGAACTGCGTGGCGGTGCTCAAGTCTGGATGCTCTTGGAATTACCAAGAGAAGTAAAGATTGCAGATGACCCACACGCTGCATACTTGCTAGCTCGCACATCACACGATGGGTCTTGCTCACTCGGCGTTAGCCCAGTGGTCAACCGACTCTTCTGCTCTAATCAAATCAGCGGTATCTTCCGTAAAGATACCAAGTACTCACTGCACCACACGACCAACGCTAAGTTGCAGGTCGAGCAGATGCGTACCATGTTGCAGGTAATTTACACAGGTATCGAAACCTACGAAGTTATCGCAGATAAACTACTCAATGTATCGGTGACAGATACACAGGTGGAGAACATCTTCAAGAAGATGTGGACACTACCATCCACAATCGAGAAGACACCGTACTTCAAACTCACAACTGGCGAGCGCCGTACATACAATCGTGTACAGGATGCACGCAATACTGCACTCAACATCTACCAGTACAGCAGTACACAGGAGAACATCAAAGGCACAGCCTTTGGTGCGTTCCAAGCAATCGTCGAGTACCTCGATTGGAACTCACACAAGTCGGAGGCTACTCGTGCTGAACGTGTAATCGCTGGCAAGTATGACCGCATCAAGAGCAAAGCTCTTGACCTAGTAACTCAGGAGGTTGCATGAAACCAAATCCACTAAGCAAGTATCTCGACCAGTCGTATGTTCAACAGCCACTCACGCCACGAGTGGCTCAGTACATACTCAAGGCGCTTGACTACCTGCACATCTACTCACAGAAACATAATGAGCCTGCTCTTATTGAGCAGCCATTACATGACGAAGCAGAAGGATTGATTACTGATGTAATCATCTATGCACCAGAGGAGAATGATGGGCAAACTAAAGACTAACCATGTACTAGAAACAAACAATGCAACGCTACTCGTAGTACCCAAGGCTGGCTGGTCTTGGTACTGCGGGTATCACGACACCGCTGGCTCAGGCGATGACAAGGACGAAGTCCAGTTCATGGCAGGAGCACACGTTCACTACCACGCAGTTGATGGCGAGGTATGTGAACTGTATTATCGACAACACAAAGTACGAAAGGAAAAGAAATGAAAGTGTATGACACTTGGGTCAAGTACATAGACGGATGGTTCATCCATTACTGCGAACTCTGCAATGCAGAGATTGCAGGCAAGACACCACAAGAACTGCATGACCAACTTGATAAACACAAGTTGTTTGTTGCCTGTTCTAAGGGGTACTGATGCCACGTCCACGTCCAACTGAGGTCAAGTTGGTAGCCAACTTGCTTGACCCTGACAATACTAACTCCGAAAGTGCTGCGGAACTTGCGGTGGAAATCATCGAGGCTCTTGATGAATCAAGAGGCAAGCGTGAATCCTACGTACTCGTAGCACAGCTAGCGTCATGGGCTCCTGTTCAGGCGTGGGGTGAGTTCAGTACCAAACTGCAGGCAGAGAAGTTCGTGAAGCACTTGTCCTCACCCGATAAGGGTGGTGGCAAGGCTGTAGTCTGTCGAATGGAACTACCAGAAAAATTTTTAGAGAGAATAGGAGGTAAGTGATGCTGACTGTATTACTAAGTGCATGCATTGCATACGTTGCTTACAGAATTGGTAAGCGTCGTGGTGCAGATGAGATGTACTACCTATGCAGAAGTGCTGACCAAGCACAGCGAGAGTTCTTCTCTCGTGTCAGTTTGAACTAGAAGTATCAGGGGCGGGGGCTTGTGCCTCCGCCTCTTTTTCTTTTCGCGCCTGCGCTACCTGTGAGTTAGCCATCGTAATCCAGTACAACTTATAGAACTCTTCATCGAATGCGAATCTCTTCATGTGTTTGACTGTCGCACCAGTGTGAACATGAAGTGGAATGCCAGCCTCTTTCATCTTCATAAAGAACTGGATGTCTTCACCAATGAATGTATCTTTCTCTCGGTTCGCCTCATCCATAGACTCAATAAAGAATGAGATGTCACCATGAAACTCACGCATCTTGTCAGCCACTGACCGATGCATAAGTAAGAATCCAAACCCAGCGTAATCCACCTTCATCAATGCATCAGGTGGTAGTGGGTGTACGTATGTCATGAGGTACTTGTCATCTTCATGTGCCATGAATACAGCTGGATATGGCTGCATGATTGAAGACTCCATCTGCTTAGAGATGAAGTAAGTTCCGCTAACGACAGGTCTGTCCTGAATGTGGCGGGAGTTCCATACTTTCTGTAGTGACTCGTTCGTAAGAACGATGTCGCTATCTACCCATAACAACCAATCAAAATCTGTCTGTCTGTGCCAGACATCAAAGGCTGTCTGCCTTTGTCTACCTATCTGGTTGCCCTGCACGCGCTGTGCGCTAGTGATAGGCAAGCCACTGGTCAGCATGGTATAGACCACGCCTTCCATAAACTTTCCATCCACTGTTCCGTTGTCACACCAGACCACCATTATCTGGTCGTTAGCTGTGCTATTAACAGGCTTCACTTGGTCTGCTCGTTTAGCTGGGTTACCTGACTTACCCATTGTGATTGCCTCCCCATCCTCCACCTTTGAAGTGAACTGGATTTGCTGTCCATACTCTGGACATAGTTCTGAAACACTTCTCACAATCTGGACCGACTTCGAATCGTTCCTGATATTCCTTTACATAATCACAGTGCTTGCACTGGTATTCAAATGTAGGCATTACTTCTTTTTCTTGCGGGCAACAGCAGCGTTGTCAATCAAGTTTGGATATGGACGACCAGCAGCTTTGGCACGAGCACGTGCTTCAGCTTTCTGTTCTGGTGTCAACGGAGTTGACTTCTTCTTTGGATTGGTTGTCTTCCAGAATGGTTTCTTATTCATTAGTATGGCGATGCTCCTCCGAGATATTCAGATATATCTCTTAGTCCTTTGTTTACTATTTGTTCTACTCGCTGCGGAGATATCTCCCACTCAGTTGCTATCTCTGATAGAGGTAAGTCGTTTGCGAATCTTAAGTTTAGAATCCCAGCAGTACGTGGGTCAAGCTTCTTCATAGCCTTGTCCACATCTGACAGCATTGCCAAGAGATTGTTCCCCTCGCTTGCTTGCTTCTTAGCTTTGACACCATGCACATCTGGGTCCAACACTTGGTTGGACAGGTGTGCATCTTCGGAGCCGAGCACTTTGATTAGGTTCTCAATCATTGCAGTCTTGTAGAAGTACTCATCACCGAGCTCAAAGCCAAGCGCACGTGCCTTCTCTTTGCGAGCGTAGCGCTCGCCAGCCCTACGCATAAACGTAGTAAATGCCTTGCATCCTGCACGGAATTCATTCTCATCCTCACGGATAAGATACTCAGCTACTTTGTCTTTACGTTTCCAAGCGTACTCACTCATTGCTTGCTTGATATCATCAAGCTCAGCAAATCGATGATACTTCTTGGACAAACCCCAGGCTATACTTGAGGTGATGTCATCCACCATTCCCCAAATGGAATGGTCGCGGTCGAGTTCAGTCACGTTGCTTCACCAAGTACAGGAATGTTTTAGCGATTAGTTCTGGGTCATCATTGAGTAGACCGAGAGCTCTGTTGTGTACAGAGCAGAGCAAGCCACGCACCTTGCCAGTCTTGTGGTCGTGGTCTATATCAAGAGCTCGCTTCTCTGTTGGTTCCTTGCCACAGATATAGCATCCACCGTTTTGTTCTTCGAGCATACGCTCATAGTCAGGGACATCTATCCCATACATACGGATGCGCGAGATGCGCTGCTCTTCGTAAGTTTTATTTCTGTTTCTCGGCATACTTAGCCCACACTCCGCGCTGTACCATTAAAGCAATGATGGCATAGTTAGCCATATCAATAAACGAATCTTCAAGAGATTCGTTATTGGGCTCTATCTTTTTGTATATCAGATTCTTCAAGCGTTCAAGCTTGTCTGACATACGTACCATCAGCCCATTGGTTGCGCCACCTGGTGCATGCCAGATGTTGTATGGACCGTAGTCGATTTGTTTCTTTACTAGAATTGATAACAGTTCATCGTAGATTTTTTGTGCATCTTCTTCGAACTGCAGGATGGTTGTATCTTCAGACAACGGAGCCCCTTCTATTCATCCAGTGCGTTAATCAACTTAGTTAACGCTTGAGCTCCTTGGTCTACAATTATACTATTAATGTCACTGTTAGGCGGAAGCGACACGCGGACAGCTTGAGGGATTGCATCCTGCAATCTGCGAGCTAACTCCTGTCCTGGGTTAGAGCCATCCTCTTTAGAATCATTATCGGTTGCTATAACAACGCGACCAATCCCATCAAAACAACGGCTAAAGTGAGGCTTCCAAGCATTAACGCCAGCCACAGCGACAGCAGGATGACCAACAAGGGTCGCAGATATCGCATCGATTTCTCCTTCCACAATCAGCACCTCACGTACTGCATGGATGATGGCGCTTACGTTATATAGGTGGTGCTTCTGACCAGTAGGAATCATATACTTAGGGTCACCATCGTCGATACGACGGAACTTAAAACCAACTACACCAGCCTCAGTTATATACGGTATAGATAGATGGTGCTTGAGTCTGTCCTCATGACCAGGTGCTACCTCTTCAACATAGCCAAGCATGAATCTCTCAGCTCCATCTAAGATGCCACGCTTTTCTAGGTACGCCTCTGCTGGTGAACCAGCAAGGCTAGCGTGATAAGACTTAGCAGCTTTGGTCCAAAGGTCTATGAGTTTCTGATTTGGTTTCATCTTTTCTCCTGCCTATGAACAATGAAAGGAGGAGCAGTATACACGTCATTCTTTGCTGCAATCTGCAACGCCTTCTTCCAATTAGCACCAGATGCGATAGCACCTATGGCATAGGAAGACCCAGAACCTAAACCATAGATGCCATCATCGCGAAGGAAGACTGAGTACGTATCATCTACTTCATAGATGGTTCCGTTCACAGCCATTAAGAATAAGAACTCATACTCATCGGCTTTCTCATCATGAACAAATCCATTGTCACGCAAGCAGTCACGCATACTTGGTATCACAGTTGTAATCATGAAGTGATAAGTGTCTTTAATGTTAGTTGGTATGGCAGGCGGTTTCCATATATGTTGGACTATGTCGCATGGCTGGGTAGTACCAGCGCCAGCAATAAGGAACTTGCCACGCTTTGTAATCTTAGTTGTAATCGGGTGACTATATGGTCGACCCTTCTCGGTTGTAGTTCTACTATCGGCTGCAATGATGCAGCCATCTGGTTCTTGAATACCAATAATAGTTGTCACAGTGAAGCTCTCAATCTAGGTGGAGTCCAGCGACCGCTGGACTTGCGACCACGACTAGGTGCTTGCTTCTTGGTTTCTTTGCCAATGTTTTTCTCTGCCCACTTGCGGGCTTCTGGGTATGTTAGATGTTCACGCGCCATGATTATATGGATACCAGAACCACGACCGTTACATGCATAACATACCCAGACACCCTTGTCTGAATTCACTGATGCAGATTTATGTGAGTCATCATGTACAGGACAGAGGATGGACTTCTCACCGCCAAGCGGTAGGTCCAATCCGTAATGACTAAACACTGCCTCAAGGAATTCAGACTGATTCATTTGTTAATACCAATTCCTTTCCTGGTGGAACCTGTACGCATCACACCAAGTGTCATAACGATGTAGCACATACTTGTGTGCTTCTTCTGTTTGTTTGAGTAATGACCACCCTGGTTTTGCCCAGAGTAACTGCCACACTCCACGTGCTCCACTCGACCTGTTGAGGGAGTCCACGTTGTATCGGCTCTCCTTGTACGCTATTTCTAACGCACATCGAACCTCGCGTTTGTTGTCTGTGAACTGGGATATCGCAAACTCCACTCGGTCCTTCTTGTCTGTAATCACAGACAATCGTTTCTCGACTGTAAGTATTGGCGATAGCGCTTGGGCTGGTGTTGCCAATGGCAATACCATTCCAATCAGTGTCACTAGTACTAACCGCATAGTTACCTCTTTTCATTTCGTGAGGCACTGTCACTGCTTCACTGATGTCCATTGTAACCTGCCTGTTTTAGCAGATTCACCCAGAGCTCCGCAGACATTACTGCATATGACTCTGAGATATTAGATGTGCCACGCTTCTTGATGAGGACCACGCCTGTTTCCGCATCAGCGTTTATCATTTCATCCTCTAGCTCTTGGAGATAGCCAGGGATATTAATTCTCTTTTCGTTCTTACATTCTATAACTACACCATCAATACCGTCTATGTCACCGACATCATCGTGTCGACCTGCACCATATGCACGCTCGGCACATGGATAGCCCATAGTGATGAGCCACTTGACTACATCACGCTCGAACTGTGAGCCCTTGCGTTTGGATGGTGTTGTCATTACAACTCAATGCTGAACCAAAAGAATAGTAGGTCTATGTTTATAGAATACCTATCAACTGAAAAACCAATAGCCACTCGCTTTAAGTTATAGCCAGAACAGATATAAAGCTTACCTATCTTTAGGTGTCCTGATTTGAATAGTGTCATACATACTCCCTTACATATATCTCTTGAAGAATAATCTTTCTTTGTCGCCTGATTGACCGACGTTCTGTTGGAGTTGTACCGCCCCACATTCCATGGTCCTCATGCTTAACTGCCCACTCTAAACATTCCTGCTTAACTGCACAACCAGAACAAATCTTTCTGGCAAAGCTGTAGAGTTCAACAGTTGATTCATCTGGGAAAAACGGTTCAATCCCTATCTCTCTACATAGCCCCTTGGTTAAGTCTGGAAAGTTCATTGGTTTCCTTTCGCAATGTTTTAGTTGTAAGAAGTAAATCTTCTACTTGTATCAAGTAGCCCTTACTTCTATTCGGTGGTATCTCGCAAGTTATCTCGCGACCGAAGTTCTTAACCGCGTACCATACATGGTCAGTAGGAATCATGACAATACTTTGCTCAAGAACAAATGCCCAATAGTCAGCTTTTGTGACAGATAATCCAGAAGGTTCCCAAGACTGGGACTTCATGTACCAGCACTCAACTTCTATATAAACATTATTAGTTTGACACCACTTGCGGTCACGCTTTACTTCCACTGTCTTGCCATTGGTTAGAAGTTGTTCAACCAACTTCTCACCCTCACGACCGTATGTGAAATCTAAATCAAAGCTTGACTTGTTTACTTCCATTGGCTGACGGTCCTTGCTCTAAACAAATCAGCCGATGTGTTATAGAGAATCATCTTGCTTGCTTCCGCTGCCAGTGTTACATACTCTTCAGCATTCGGGTCAGCCTTGCCATGACGATTCTTAACTACCGCAACGCGGTAGACATTGGCAGTGCTATCCAGCGCCACGGATAAAACTAATTCTGGTAGGGCAGCAACCTTGCCCATCAGAGCTTTACGTGGCGCTGGGTAGTTTGGCTTACTCATCTTTTCATTCTCACTTACGTGATGCAGAACGATGAATGCTGTTTCGTATTCACGAGCCATGTAGTGAAAGGCGGACATTGCGTCGCGTAACGCTGTCCATTCGTTGTCGCTGGCTGCTGCGACGTTCATTAAGTTGTCTACATATACTGCAACAGGTGGAGCACCGTGCAATTCAATCCACGCTTCTATCTCTTCCTCGATGTCCTGCAAGGATGGAGCAGGGTCGAAGGCAAATCGAACGTGTGCTGCGCCTTCGGCTAGTGCATCTTCCAAGAGAACACTAGCTTCGGTATCCATGATTCTCTCAACATCGGACACATCTCTGTTCATAATTATTGCGCCTGCACGAGTCGCGATTGTTCTGGAATCAGAGTCAGCTGAGATGTATAACGCTGGAACCTTAGATGTAACTGCATACCACAGTGCAAGTAGGGTCTTACCGCCACCTGGTTGTCCTGCAATTAAATGCAGTTGTGCCTGACGAAAGGTAACTTGACTAGCAGTAAGTAGCGGTAAGACCTCTGGCAATTGCTTGCCAGCTGGTGATTCTACACCAACTACTTGCAACAGTGAACGCATTACTTAGTCCAGATTGTTTCTGCTTCTACAGCACCTGGCTTGAAAGGCTTTGGACCTTTTGCTGGGTCGAACCAGCCAACGTAAGTTTTACCTGCCTTAGATACGCCCTTCTTCTTGGCGTAGTTGCCACGACCATCTGGTAGTAATGGAGCATCTGGGTGTCCATATGTCCACTCATTACCATACTTGTCTTTGACTACCTCAATTGCTTGAGCAGTAGCAGGTTGTGTAGATACAGGTTCAGCCAGCATGCCAGCCTCCTGTAGTGCAGTGATTGCTCGGTCCATCCCTGACGGATTAGAACGGCTAAGCAACTGTGTATGTAGGTCTGTCGCTGATGCGATAGCAAGCAGCGCAGCTTGTAGGTTTGCAGTGAACTCAGCAACTGTATTACCTCGGACGGTAAACAAGTCCTGACCGTTCAACTTGCCAGTGTATGAGAACGTAGACTCAGTCATCTACTTTCCTTTCTTTCCCTTTGTTGTAGGTATTTGCAATGGGAAATCTTTTGAGCCCATGGCTGGGCATTTCTCTTGGAACGAGCACATCTTGCAGTTCTCTCCGACGGATGGTGGAAACCATCCCTTCTGCACACTGTCGTTCATGGCTCCGAATACATAGTCGAAATAATCCATCGTCAAATGCGATAAGTCAATGAGGTCATCAAGTTGACCTTGGCGTGTCATAAAGAAAGCGCCCCACTTCGGGCGAATACCATACATACGTTCAATACCGCTGGCGTACAAGCCAGCCTGAATCATGCCAAACGGTGTCCTAGCACCTGTCTTGTAGTCGACAATGACAAGGTCTTCCCCTACCTTGTACACCACGTCTACGACAAAGCGCACAGGTGTGCCTCCGAAATGCACACTTGCGTCCCATTCAATGCCAGGACGACCGTCGGGCATAGTAGCGATTTTCCAACCAGATTGTTTGTACCATGCTTGGTACGCCTCAACCTGCTTGAGTCCATCGCTTTGCCAGAACGCTAGGTCTTCCCCATCTGGGCGAGCTGCAGTCTTACGACCGCTAGTCTTCCACTCAGAGGTAGGAATCCCTGATTGTTCTTCGGCAATTCTAACCGCTTCATTAAATACGTCAAGCCACTTCTCAGCTAAAGTCATCTTCGTCCTTCGGAGTATAGTCGGGGTTATCCACAGGGGTGGGGGTTGTCATAGGGCTACCGCAATTAGCGCAGAAACTATCAGTAAACCACATGACCAA